AAGCAGGCGGAGAAAGATGCTGAGGCTCAGTCAAAGCAGGCAGAGGCAGAACGGCGGGCACTTGTTGCCGAGGCAAAGGCCGAGGCAATGATGATTGGTGTTAAAAGCCAGTACGTAGATGATGCAGTTACCCTTGCACTTGCAAAGATGACTGAAGACTCAGACCTGAAGACAATCCTTGGAGAGTTCAAAACCAAGTACCCCATTTGGTTTGAGGACGGCGGCGACGAGGATGGAGAAAAGGACGGCAAAAAGAAGACCGGTCAGAAAGGCACCGGTTCTTCAATCAAGAATGGAGAGAAAGGCAAGAAAGGTGAAGAACAGAAAGGTCTTGGAGCCAGATTGGCCGCTCAGCGTAAGTCCGGAGCCGGAAAGAAGAGTTATTGGGGTAACAGCAAATAAGGAGGTAAAGCACAATGCTGAATAGAAGTGGTGTCACGAAGACAACTTTGACTGCGCCTAAGCAGATTCTGGCCAACGTGGAGCTTCAGAGTTCTGTTGGTTGTATCGTGCCTCAGGCACTTGGTGTTGCAAGCGGTAGCAAGAAGATTGCAAAAGCTGGTACACCCATCAACATCGACCTTATGAACCTTGGTACTGCAGGAAACGCAGTTGCTGATGGTAAGCCGATGAATGCGGTATTACTCCACGATGTGGATGTTACCGATGGCAATGCAAATGGCACTGCCTTGATTTTTGGTTTCGTAAATGTGAACAGAGTAGATGCGGATGTTGCAACTGCAATTACGGCTGCACTTGGTGTTTCCGGTGCATCTGCTGGCCTTACATTTATGAAGGCGTAAGAGAACAATAAGGAGGACAAACGAAATGACTATTTTCGATTTAATGCAGAGTCAGGAACTGACCGCATATTGGGAAGAGCTCACGGCGGACGAGGCTCCGTACCCTTGTGAGGAGTTGTTCCCGGACGACAAGAAACGTGGCATTTCTCTGAAGTGGATTAAGGGTAGCAAAGGTCTGCCGGTTGTACTGAAGACGTCTGCGTTTGATGTACATGCAATCCCGAGAGCTCGTATTGGGTTTGAAAAGCTGACTTCTGAGATGCCGTACTTCAAAGAGAGTACATACATCGATGAGGAGCTTCGTCAGGAACTTAACATGGTTCTTGAGACTGGTAATCAGGCTTACATCGATTCTGTAATGAACAAGATTTTCGACGACGAGACTCGCCTGCTTCGTGGTGCAAGAGCATCCCGCGAACGTATGAGAATGATGGCGCTGACTACTGGTGTTGTTTCTATGACAGCAAACGGCCAGGCATTTACATTCGATTACGGTGTGGAGCACAAAGGCAATGCATCGGTGTCTTGGTCTGACCACGAGAACTCTGACCCGATTGAGGACATCAGGGTTGCCAAAGAGGCTGTGGAGGATGAAACCGGTTGTACAATCACCAGAGCAATGTGCGATGGTAAGACATGGCGCGACCTTCGTAATAACGAGAAGATTAAGAAAGCAATCTTCGTACTGACCAACGGCGTTGGTGCTCTGAATGACCAGCAGTTGACCAATTACATCTCTGAGCAGTTGGATGGTCTGGAAGTTGTTGTCAACAAGAAGCGCTACAAGGACGAGAACGAGAATACGCTTGCATTCATGCCGGCAAATACGTTCGTAATGTTCCCGGATGGTGACCTTGGCAAGACATGGTTCGGTACTACGCCGGCTGAGTCCGATTTGATGGCTGGTTCTGTTGCCAACGTATCTATCACGGATACTGGTGTTGCAGTTACCGCCGTTCAGAAAGCTGACCCGGTTCAGGTTGAGATAATCGTATCTATGATTTGTCTGCCGTCCTTCGAAGCCGCTGACCAGGTGTACATCCTTGACACCACCAAAGCGTAAGGAGGGCTGACGTATGGTTAAGATTACGAATGGTGTATCCGTATTTGAAGTAACAAGAGGAGCTTTTGATGGTATCTACAGCCATCAGGGCTACAAGATTGTCAATGAGTCCAAGTCCGCTCAGGCGGACAAGGCTCCGG